GATAGGAAGAAAGAGGACTCAATCAGCAGAAGAAGTTAGTGCTGGACCAGGAGAAGCAATTGCCTTTCCTGCTGAAGGTCGGGCAGAATATATTGAGAGTAAAGGTACAAGTTATAACGCACAATTCCAAAGATTAGAGCAATTGTCTGGTCAAATAAATGAACTCGGATTGGCAGCAGTTCTAGGGCAAAAGCTATCCGCAGAGACAGCAGAAGCAAAAAGGATAGACCGATCACAAGGAGATTCAACAATGAAAGTAGTGGCACAGCAGGTACAAGATATGATTGATAACTCACTTGCTTATCATGCTCAATATTTAGGAAGCAATGAAGCTGGTAGTAGTTTTGTTAATAGAGATTTCTTAGCATCAAGACTTGATCCACAAGAAATTCAAAGTTTGCTTTCTCTTTATACTGCTGGAACCATTACGCAAAAAACTTTATTAGATCAATTAACTGAGGGAGAGGTATTAGGAGATGAGTTTGATGTTGAAGAAGAATTAGAAGCAACTGAAAGGGGTGGTTTAATTGATATGCAGCAACCACAAGAGGAAGTGAAAGAAGAGATGCCTGAAGAAGAAGCAACAGAACAAGATGAATAATGGCGAAACAAAGTACTCCTGCTGTTCTATTCAGGAACTCAATTGATTTAAACCGTTTTAGTAATGGTGTCTCTAGGAAGATTGTTCAATCAAATATTGATGTCATTATTCGGGCAGCAAAACAACTTTCTAAAATTGATCCTTCTAGGCCGCCTTCTTATAAAACTGCAAGATTAAGATCATTAATTAAGCAAACAAAAGAATCCTTGTCAACGTGGGAAAAGGAAAGCGTTGATGTAATGATTCGAGAGTTAGAAGGTTTAGCAGGAGTTCAAGCTGGTTTTGTAGAAGACCAAATAGCACAAGCATTACCTAATGGAGTATTAAAAACTGATTTAAACCCGTTAGGGTATAGCGTTCAGACTGTTGCCGTTAGTCCTAGTTTTGCAAAAGCCGTTGCAACAAAAGATCCAAGTGTTTTAAGCCTTAAATCAACAGGAACATTTGATTTAACAGCAGCACAGGGAGCAGAAGTTTTATTGCCTAATGGTGAAACTGTTCAAAAAGCTTTTAGAGGATTAGCAAGCCGTCAAGCAACACAGTTTAATCAAGTTGTTAGAACAGGTCTTTTATCTGGAGAAACAACAGAATCAATCGTTAGTCAATTAATAGGGAATTTGCAATTTGGGCAAGGAGCAAAAACAAATCAACAATATTTATTAGCAGGGAAAGAAGTTTTAAATATGGCTTCTCATCAAATTAGAACAGTCGTAAGAACAAGCGTTAATCAGGTATCAAATGCAGCAAGTCAACAGGTCTATAAGGCAAATGAAGATATAACACAAAAATATAAATACGTTGCGTCTTTAGACAGTAGAACTACAGCTCTTTGTGCTTCATTAGATGGAAAAGAGTTTGAGTATGGGAAAGGGCCAGAACCACCACAGCATTTTAATTGCAGATCAACCACTGTTGCTGTGATTGATTATGACGCATTAAAGAAAAGGGGATTTGATTTTGATGTTCCGAAAGAGGGCAGAAGAGCTGCTGCTGGAGGAATGGTTCCAGCAAACGAAACTTATGGCAAATGGTTGTATGGACAAAGAAAAGCGGGTACTAAGTTCACCCCAGGAGTAAGACAAATTGAAGCATTGGGAAAAGAAAAGGCTAAATATTTCAACCGATTAGCTAATAAGTACGGTGCTGACGATGCGATTAAGAAATTTGTAAGAGAAGATGGTTCAGAAGTTAGTTTGTTTCAGTTAAAGAAAAGATATGGAAAGCCAGAGAGCATAACGGTTAAGAAGAAGACAGTAGTTCCAAAAGCTAAAAGGGCCTCACCTTCTCCTGTCCAAAATAAATACATCAAAAAACTGGAAAAAATATCTGACGACTTTTTTGAAGGGGATTATGAATTGAACAAAGCAACATTTGGTGTCAAAAAGATCTCGGCTTCTCAAAAGATCAGAAATAGTAAAAGCTTGAATGTTGTTAACAAAGCAAAAACACAATTAAGAGAAGCAGAAGAGGCTTTGAAATATTTAGAAAAGCGAAAAGTGGCAATAAAAGAACGCTGGTGGAAAGACAACTTACCTTCAACTCCTAAAAGTTCACCTTTGAAAAAGTTGAAGAAGAAAGAAATGGTAGGAAGTCTTGAAAGGTATGAAAAGAAATTGCTTTCAAGAGAAAAAGCTTTAAACCCAAAAGATCCTTTGTATCAATCAAAATTGGAGACGATAAGAGATCAACAATTTGACATCGAACGAATGAAGAAACGAACAAAAGCTGGATTACCTTTTAATGATTATGAAGACACAGCCCCTTTAGGGTATATATATGATCGTCAAGGCTTTGACAGCAGACCTGGAAGGATTAAAACTTTTAAAGAGTTGCAAAGTTCTAAAGAAGTTTTAAAAGGAGCTGATGGTAAGAATTTGATTCTTTACAGGGGTGTTACAGATAAAGAGTTTGCATTGCAATTTAAAGGTATAGGAAAAGATGGTGTACAACATTTTCCAGGTGGTGGTATCTACGGCAATGGAACGTATGCTGCAAGTAGGAATTTCCATGCAACTGGAAAAGAAGTTGTCAGGCAATCAAAGAGAGCAAGAAAAACAGCAGAAGCTTATTCTTCTAGTATTTCAGGAGCCTTTGGAGAAATTGAGGAAGAGCTTTCCTTGTCACAAAAAAAAGAAAGGGTTACAGCTTTTGGCTTTAAAAAAGACGCAAATGTTATTAAGTGGCAGAAGGGTTCTGACGTGATGGAAGGAACAGATAGGAAATGGTTAGAATGGCAGGAGATGATTCACTCAAAAGCGGAAGAGGCAACGGGTTTAACATTTAATTCGGTTGGAGAAGCGGCAAGTGCCTTAGGAATAGATGCTTATCAAGTTCCCAACGCTGGTGGAATTACAGGCTTGAATGAGGATTATTGGGTTATATTAAACAGAGGTGCTTTAATGGTTGCAGATGAGGCAGGGTATTAAATGAACATAAACAACCCTAGCGTTAGCCGTGAATTGGCCTTTTTGATGAATATCAAAAGACTTTCTCCTTTGCAAAAAACACAATTTATTACAGCAGCACGAAAGGCAAAAAATATGGAAAACTTTAAAAAGAACTTTGAAGAGGGTGTTGTGTATGATGAAAAGGTGTTACCACTTTTTAAAGATTAATGGCAAAGAAGAAAAAAAAAGGCAAAGGGAAGAAAAAGAGTTATTGTTAGATCACCTAAATAACCCTGTGGGTTTTTATGCCTGACGAAACAACTGCTCCTGTGGAGCAAGCTGTTGATTCCGAAAAAGAGAATCTAAAAGCCGAACTAGATGCAATGCGTAAAAAGAACGCAGAGCTATTAGACGAATACAAGAAAGCAAAGGAAAAGTCTAAAGCTGTTCCTGCTGATGTTGATGTTCAATCTTTGATTGATTTCAAGAACAATGCTGAGCAAGCTGAACTTGAAAAGCAAGGTAAGTACACCGAAGCTCGAACAAAACTAGAAGAACAATACAGGGAAAGGTCTTCTGAAAAAGAAAAGAAGATTGTAGAGCTTGAAGCTAAAGTTCGTGAATTGGAATTAGTTTCACCTGCTGTTCAAGCTTTAGCCGAAATCGTCCATGATCCTAATCTTGTCTTAAACAATTTCTTACCAAAAGACAAAATAGAAGTTGACAACGGTGTCCCTGTCGTTGTTGATGGATATGAAAGAACTCCTGTATCTGATTGGGCTAAAGGCAAACTTCCTGATTATATTTTGAAACAACCAAAACCTAAAGGCGGTGGTGCTTCTGCAAGTAGATCAAGTGGAGGTGATATTCCTGCTGGAATTAAAAACCCATTTGCTGCTGAAAGTTTCAACATCACAGAACAGATGAGGCTATATAGAACTGACAAAGATTTGTACGATCGTTTGAAAAATTCAGTTGCACGCTAATATATTGTCATAAGGCAAGGCTGTGCTGAGCCGTAAGGGTTTGTGACCCACATCGTAAAACTAATTTCTGGTAATTTTTATGGCCACCGTAAGGTCGGACGTAATCATTCCTGAGGTCTTTACGCCGTACTTGATTGAGCAGACAACTCAGCGTGATGCCTTTTTGGCTAGCGGTGTGGTTCAACCAATGGCCGAGCTAAATGCGACTGAAGGTGGTGATTTCGTTAATGTTCCATTTTGGAAAGCAAATCTTTCAGGAGATTTTGAAGTACTAAGTGATAGCACTTCTTTAACACCTGGCAAGATTCAAGCTGATAAGCAGATTTCTGTAATTCTTCACAGAGGTCGTGCTTGGGAAGCAAGAGACTTGGCTGCTTTAGCTGCTGGCTCTGATCCGATGGCTGCTATTGGTGCAAAAGTTGGAGCTTACATTGCCAACCAAAGACAGAAAGACTTGCTTTCAGCATTGTCTGGAGTGTTTGGTTCAATCAATGCAAATGACAGTAACTCTGCTTTGTTTGCTAACTGTATTGACTCGGAGAGTGGCGACACTCCTACAGGTTTAAGTCCTAAGCATGTTGCCAAGGCTAAAGCAATTCTTGGAGACGCTGGCGATCAGTTAACTGCTGTTGCTATGCACTCAAAGGTTTACTACGACTTAGTCGAGCGTAAACTTGTTGATTATGTTGTAGCTGGTGATACTGGTGCTGGTGCAACTGCCTCTGGTGGTTCAATTGTTGCTGCTTATGGCAGTAATGGTTCTGTTCCTACCTATTGCGGTTTAAGAGTTATCGTTTCTGATGACGTAGCAACAACAGGTTCAGGTGCTTCTACTGAATATTCAACTTACTTCTTTACTGCTGGAGCAATCGCATCTGGTGAGCAAGCAGGTTTGAGTACTGAGACAGACAGAGACATCCTTGCAAAATCTGATGCAATGGCTGTTGATCTCCATTACACATATCATCCTGTTGGTACTAAGTGGGCTGTTACAACAACAAACCCAACTCGTGCTCAGCTTGAAACCGTAGCCAACTGGTCGAAGGTTTACGAAACAAAGAATATTGGAATCGTGAGAGCGACCAATGTTTCTGCACAGGATTAGAGGTAAATTATGCCATCTCAATTCGAAGTAACTGCTGGTAAAGCTGCTGGTCCTACAACTGGTGGAACTGTTACTCAAGCAACTAACAAGTCAACTGCTGTCACTCTAAATACAGAGTCAGGACAGATCACCATGAACAATGCTGCTCTAGCTGATGCAGCAGAAGTTACATTTCAAGTAAACAATGATCGTGTAGCTGCGACTGATGTTGTAGTTGTTAATCATGGTTCTGCTGGAACTGCTGGTGCTTATTGGTTAGTCGTTTCGGCTATTGCTGCTAGTTCTTTTAAAGTTACTGTTGGAAATCTTTCTGGCGGTTC